CGCACGCTCTTCTGCGCGAAGAACGTTGAGACCGGTGAGTGGTTTGACCTCTGGCGACATGAGCCGAACGCGCCTGCGCGGTTGGCTCGTTTCGTCGGGCAGCCTGATGTTACATTCGTTGGGTTCAACAGCAAAGAGTTCGATAACGTGGTCGTAGCTGCCTTTTGCGCAGGTAGAACCGAGATAGAGATCAAGCGGGTGGCCGACGACATCATCGTCAACCGGCTCGCCCCCTGGGTCGCTATGCGTAAGTTCAACCTGGTCAGCGCGATCGCCGACGACATCGACCTCATTGAGGTTGCTCCCTCGTTCGTCGGGCTGAAAGCCTACGGCGCGCGTATGCATATGCCCCTGCTACAGGACATGCCTATCGCTCACGACACGTTTATCACTCCCGAGCAGGAACCCTTGCTCGTTGAGTACTGCCACAATGACATCGAAACTACGGCGGAGCTTCTCAACCAGCTTGAGAAAGAGATCCTCTTGCGGGTTGAGATGAGCCGCCGCTACGGCGTGGATATGCGGAGTAAGTCTGACTCTCAGATGGCAGAGCAGGCTTACATCACCAGTATGGGGTTAAAGCGTAAGGATAACGATATACCTAAAACCGTAACTTATAACCCCCCAGGCTTCCTCAAGTTTAGGGACGCAGAGCTCCAGGACCTGCTGAACAAGGTCGCCGGGCACCGGTTCAACGTCAACCCACTGACCGGCCACGTTCAGCTGCCAGATTTCCTCGGGTTGCGCACGGTCAAGTTCGGCGCGGGGGAATACCAGCTGGGTGTCGGCGGTATCCACAGCGTGCACGACAAGAAGGTGTGTTATGTTGCCGGTGATGACATCATCTGCGACATTGACGCAGCCTCTTTTTACCCGAGCATCATCCTAGAGTGCGGTTTTATCCCTGCCACCCTTGGACAAGCCTTCGTCAATGAGTACCGGAAGATCTATGAGAGGCGCCTGGACGCGAAGCGTAAGGGTGACAAGGTCACTGACGCAACGCTGAAGATTTCTCTTAACGGCACTTTCGGCAAGCTGGCGAGTAAGTATTCGGTGCTCTACTCACCGGACCTGATGCTCGCCGTCACCCTCACCGGTCAGTTTACGCTTCTGATGCTCATAGAGTGGCTTGAGCACGCGGGGGCTACAACCCTGAGTGCGAACACCGACGGTATCGCGATCCGGTACCCGAAGGAGCTCGACGAACAGGTTCAGAAGGTGGTTGCGAAGTTCGGTGAGGTTTCGCGGTTCAGCTTTGCATTCACCCCCTACCGCGTACTGGCGATGAAAGATGTGAAGAACTACCTCGCGGTAAAACCGAACCGTGAGCTCAAGGTGAAGGGTATATACGCACCCCTCTCCCTGAGGAAGAACCCGACGGCGCAGGTATGTGCTGACGCTGTCGGTGCGTGGCTCGCAAACGGGACCTCGTTTGATGAAACGATCAAGAAGGCCCCGTTCTGCGATTTTATCTCTGCTCGTAACGTCACCGGGGGTGGAGAACAGCTTGGTCAGTATTTAGGTAAGGTCGTCCGCTGGTATCAGTCGAACGACCCGGCGCTAGAGCCGATTAAGTACAAAACTAACGGTAACAAGGTGCCAAAGACTGAAGGCGCAAGAGCATGCATGACGCTGCTTGACAAGGTGTCTCACCCTCCCGACCTTGATTATCTCTGGTATAAGAAGGAGGCCATCAAGATCGCGGTCTCGGTCGGTTGCTCAGGCTACTTGACAACTGAGGATCTCAACCTGATCGCTCCGCCCCCGAAACCCGCTAGGAAGATTAGAAATGGAAAAGCCCAACATTAACACAGTTTTCGTAGTCCAGGCTGACACCAGCAAGGACTTCTCCGACGCGAAGCGATACGGCAGCCTACGCGCTGTGTTCGGTCGCCCGCGTAAGCCGTATGACACGGGTGCGCTCGTGGCTCGAGCACGCCGCGTGCTCAATGATTGGAAGGACGGTGATCATCTGCTAATGATCGGTGACCCCACCTTGTGCGCCGTCTGCATGTCCGTGATTACGGAAGAGTTTGAGACTGTCAAAGTTCTTAGCTGGGATCGCGAGATCTTCTCCTACATTCCGCAGGAGTGGGATTTCAGCCAACTGAGCTTCGACTTCGGCGATACCGAAGATTAAACCAGGAAAGGATAACTACCATGGCTAAGGAAAAAACGGCTCCGGCGGAGTCTTCGTGGCAGGACGGTTTGCGGCGGGGTAAGCAGATGGTACCGCCGCGTATGGTCATTTATGGTGGGCACGGCATTGGCAAGTCTACTCTAGCGAGCCAGTTCCCGGCACCGATCTTCATCAGCACCGAGGACGGCCTAGACTCGCTTGATGTGGTGAGCTTCCCTAAGTCTAATCACGTCAATGATGTCGTGTCTAACATCAAGACGCTGATCAAGGAAGACCACGAATTCAAGACCGTCGTAATTGACTCTGTTGACTGGCTCATCGAGCCTCTCATCATCAGCAACGTGGAGTCGTCACACGAGGCTAAGGATCTCGCTTACGGCAAGGGGCAGATGCTCGTTGCTGAAGAGTTTCGCGAGATCCTGCAGGGTCTGGATGTGCTGCGTCTCAAGCGCGGTATGAACGTGGTGCTCATCGCGCACGCTGCGGTGGTCAAGTTTGAGGACCCCCGCACCGAGCCGTATGACCGCTACCAGCCTAAGCTGCCGAACCGCTGTAACGCGCTCCTGCAAGAGTGGGCTGATGTCATCGCGTTCGCAGCCTTTAAGGTCATTATCCGCAAGTCTGACACTGGTTTCAACAACCAGAAGACGCGCGGTGTTACTACGGGTGAGCGGCTTCTCCACTTTGTTGAGAACCCCGCTTACGCCGCAAAGAACCGGTATAGCTGTCCGGGAGAGGTTGAGATGACTCTCGAAAACCTCGAGAAGCTGATCCCCATCGCTAAGTGAAACAGGAGAAAGATCATGGCTAAGTTCGGTTTCAATACGTCTGAGGTTGACCCCGCCACCCCGGCTGAGTACGACCCGATCCCCGATGGGGAGTACGTGCTCAAGGCTCTCGACGCCGAAGAGAAAGAGACTTCTCGCGGTGACGGCAGCTACATCAAGGCGAAGTTCGAAGTGGTGAAGGGTGAGTACGCCGGGCGCTTGCTCTGGCAGAACTTCAACATCAACAACCCGAGCGAGAAGGCGCAGCGTATCGGTCGCCAGCAGCTGGTTGCGTGGGCCACACCTGCGGCAAGCCGGACGCTGACGATACCGACAAGCTGCTTGAGAAGCCGTTCCGCGCTGCGGTGAGCATTGAGAAGGGGACCGGCGGCTACAAGGACAGCAACCGTATCAAGGCGTTCCTCTTTGATCAGGGGGACAGCAGCCCGGCACCCGCCCGTAAGGCGTCTGCTCCGGCAGCCAAGTCCGCCGCCCCGGCGGCTAAGTCCTCTAACCCCTGGGACTGAGGAAACGTGGTAGCCATCCCGCCCCGACCTGAGCAGCAGATCATTAACCGTATCTACGCTGCGATTGAGAAGGCGAAGGTCAATCCTGATCTTTACCTGGGGCGGCTTGGTTCCTCTTTCATCGGTGAAGAGTGCGTCCGTCAGATTTGGCTTGATTGGCGAGGGTTCGCTAGAGAGCAGTTTGACGGACGCATGCTTCGCTTGTTTGAAACAGGACACCTGCAGGAGGAGCGGATCGTTGAAGATCTGCGCCGGGCAGGGTTAGCGGTCTGGGACAAGCGCGAAGACGGTCGTCAGTTTGAATTTATAGATAAGACCGGCCACTTCATCACCAAAGTTGATGGGGTGGCTAGAGATGTCCCGGAAAGCGCCAAGCCGCACGTACTTGAAGTAAAGACGCATAATAAAAACAGCTTCAGCAACCTCGTCAAGAAAGGCGTGCAAGACGCTAAGCCCACGCATTATGCGCAGGTGCAAATCAGCATGGTGCTAGGGGGCTTCACTCGCGCCCTGTACGTAGCTGTGTGCAAAGATGACGAGCAATTTTACGTAGAGCGCGTCAGAGAAGACACGCAGTTTCAAGAAAAGTTAGTGTCTAAGATTGAAAAGTTAGTGTCTGCTACCCTTCGCCCGGCGGGTATCAGCGACGACGCTTCATCTTTTGGCTGCAAATTTTGCAGCATGAAGCGAGTGTGCACCAAAGAAGCTGAACCGCTCCGGCATTGCCGGACTTGCACCATGTGCTCAGCTGGTGCTGAGGGTAAGTGGGTGTGTAACCTTAACAACTACACCCTCACTCTTGACGAACAGCGTAAAGGCTGCGAACATTATGAGGCTCTGTGATGTTCACGATCGGTATTGATCCTGGCCTAGACGGCGCTATCGGCGTGCTCAAAAACGGCAACTACTACGTCGTATTTGATATGCCGGTTATTTCAAAAGGCACAGGGAGTGTTAAGAGAGAAGTTGACCCGGCAGGGTTAGCTTCAATCTTGAATGAATTTAGCGAGGACACGCTGAGTGTGGTTCTTGAGCGCGTCAACGCTATGCCTAAGCAGGGCTCTTCTTCAACCTTCAGCCTGGGTGACAGCTTCGGCTGTGCTCGGGCAGTCGTTGCCGCTCTGCAAATCGGGCTGTCTTACGTTGCCCCGGTGACTTGGAAAAAACATTTCAAGCTCCCTAGTGACAAAGAAGCCAGCCGTGCCCTGGCGGTTAGGATGTATCCGGCAGCGCCGTTAAATTTGAAGAAGCACGTTGACCGGGCAGAGGCGCTTCTCCTCGCCCGGTTTTTGTATGAAACGCGAACGAGAGGCTAAATTCCCATGGCATTTGTTTGCCCCCTACCACCGGTGAAGGTGCAGGTTCGCGCTGAGTATCTCTACGACCACCAACACGGTCACGGTGAGTATGTAGAAGGTGTATGGGTCTCTGTGAAGTCTATCCAAGGTGAAGCTTTTAGATTTGAGACCTATTTACCTGACTACGGTGCGCTCTACGACAAGCTACCGATAAGCGCCTTTGTGCAACCTAAAATGACCTGTTATAACCTCTTACCCCTGGATTTTCTTCAGATTTGGGACGCTTCAACTTACGACGTGACGGTCGTTGAGAAGCCGCTCATCAAGGGTCTGAAAGCTGAGTTTCTGGGTAAGAACGGGGTGTTCCACAAAGGTGTTTACATGTTCACCCTAGACGGGTGTAGCCCGGACCCCCGCGTGCCAGACTTCGGGTTCTCAGAAAGCCCCGATGAACATAAGAGCTACAACCTGCTAGCTCTTGATAACGGGCAATACGCCCTGCAGCCTAACAATCGCTGCCGGTTCTATGACCCGTCCCTGACGCCGGAGAAGATTAAGTTCCCGGACTTCAAAGTGTCGACCCAATCATACAGCGTTGAGCAGTTTTCACGCTGGCGACTTGGCGACACCGATGATGTGATGTACGGGTGCAAGACCGAACCCGAAAAGTGAAAAAGCCGGGCGGTTATTCGCCCGGCTCTCTTTTTACTGCGGTTCACTCTCTGGTGAAGGGTTAATAGCTGTCACAGCACCGCCGATGGTTCCGACTTCACCTAGGCTGAGGCGGCGCTCGGCCTGAGTAGCGCGCTGAGAAGCGTTCTCCAAGATGCGTACCGCCGCAGCGACTTCAGCCGGGTCGCTAGACATCAACATGGTAGCAGTGCGGTCTGCGATTTCATCGCTGATATTAGCACCCCGGATAGCCCGGCCAACTGCGTTGGTGAGAGAGTTCACCCAGCCACCGGTCACAAGGTCGGCAGCCACGCCACCGGCATCAGATCCTTCGTCAAACCGTTCCCGCGCCTGCATTCTACGGGCAGTGGGAGAACCTTGAATAATGCGATTAGACTGGTGGAAAAGTTGAGACTCACGCTCAAGAGCAGCCCGGAACAGATTATACTGCGCAGGGCTGTCAAACATAGCTTCAAGTTTCTGACGAGTTTCAGGAGAGCCGATGAGGCGCTGGGCCGTGTTCATATTATAAGACGGCTGCATGATCGTGCCGTAGAGGTTGCGAGCCGCGCCCGTGCGGAACGCGTCCCTCTCAACATTATTCATGCTTTTGAAAAGCTTGGCGATTTCTTCATGGTCGAGACGATTGAAGTCATTCATACCTGTGCGGAGGGCGGTTAAGACCTCAACATCACCTCGATATTCATCAACAGCACGGCGGTATTCAGGCACGAGCTCCTTGGTGCGGTCCCGCAGCGCGTCGCGCAGTTCACGCAAGGATGCGGCTGAAGTGCGGGAAACCGCATCTGTAGCCGCATAACCCGCGCTGATCTGAGCATCGAGAGCCCGCTTCATGTAATCAAGCGTGCGAACGTCGGGAACCGTTTGGGCGAGCTCAAGGATTTCTTCACCGGTGTCGGGGTTTCTACCGACAACCTGGTAAATCTCTCTCAACCTAAATTCATCAGGGTTGAAGTCTGCGCCAGAGCGAATAGCGCGAGCCT